AAAAGAAATTAATAGATAAAATGGGTGCATTAAATGCTGCTCAAAAGATTCCATTTATATATCCAAAGGATCAAAAAAAATGGTTACGGCTCATGCTTAAAAAACAAATTAAAATGGGAGTGGATGCTGGTGTTGATAGGGTTACATTTGGATCTAGTGAACTTGCTAACCAAATTGGTTTATCAAGTTTGTATAATGTTCATGAGGTTAAAATTAAAAAAATGTCTAGGGGCGATAAATTTGAAATCAAACGAAAGGAATTTAAAGAAGGTGGAGGTTATCCTGTTATTGAACATGGTGAGCCAATAGGATATAAAACAGTAAGTGGAGAAAAGTATCCTTATCTTGTAGAAGCATATAGTAAATCTGGAACTAAAATTGAAAAGGAAGTTAATCATTATTCAGAGAGTGGACTTTTTGCTACATTTGGAAATGATTTGGCTGAGAAAATTATAAATAAAGCTAAATTAAATACTAAAACAGTAATTACTGATCTTAAAGATGTTGAAATTGGTGCCGAAAATTTAAAAGTACTTTATGATAGGACCATGCCTAAAATCTTAAAAGAAGAATTCAAGGACCTAGATTTAGAATTAGAAATAATCCCATTGGGTACACACATCGATGAAACAGGCAGGAGCCTCCAAATAAACCAAGATGTAGCAGCTGCGGCTAACGAAGTAGAAGATCAAGTTCGAATAGCATTTCTTGATAATGAAGAAGTTACCCGGGCCAGGGGAGCTTTAGAGGAACTTGGTATAAGAACTGCCTGGCATAGGGAGCCTCCGTATATATCCTTTGGAACTTTGAGTGAGGCCGGAGAAGAAACAAACCGTTGGAGAGGCCTTGAAGAATTTGATGCAGCACTGGCACAAGGTGATGTACCATTGGCGAGAGGGCATTCTGATGAATTAGTATCTACTGTTAGAGGTTATGCAGGAGCAATTAATAATAGAGTTAGACCTACCGGGGATTATTTAGACAATACTCCTGGTGCTATTTACAACCCTGCATCATTACTTCCTGAACAAAGGGAATTAACAGATATACGCTCTAGGGAGAGGATTGGAAATGGTAATATGGATGTTATGGAAGGTGTTGATTGGGAAAATTTAGATGAATATCCACCTGGAATCCATGATAGGTTATTTATGTTTAACGGCGTTAACAACGGTGAAATATTTGTTGGTACTGCAGAATCTATACCATTTCATCAACAATACCGTACTTCTGGGGAATTTTTAGTTGATTTGGATAATGCAATAGAGGGTGGAGAAATTAGCAATCTTACTGCAGAAAAATTAAATGGGATGTATAAAGCAATGAAACACATTGAAATACATGGTAATATTCCATCATGGGCAGGAGTTGTGGACAATCAGTGGGTTCATTTAATGGATCCAAATACTAGGCAGATAGAATTATCACATATAGAAGAAGAATTAAGAGGCATGTATGGCGTAAGGGTAATTCCGGACGAAACTGGAGTTGAAAAGCCTAAGTTTACACTAGACGAAGGAGGGGAACCATTTACTGCAGATGAATATTTCGAGAGTGAAATTTTTTCCTTACAAGATAATGCAGATGGAGGGAATATAATTGAAGATGGTCGTTTATATGAAATGTTTCATGATGACCCAAAAATATTTAATGCAATTAATTTAATAAAAAGATATGAAATAGCAGGTGACCCACTTTTGGATGCTAAAGAAGTTTTGACTAAACAAAATGTTGAATATATGCCAATACATATAAATCAATATACTGCTGATTACGATGGGCCTGTTCATCCCCAACATACTCAGACAGGGCATCTGAATTTACCAGAACATCCGACTGGTAACCCAATGATTCCATGGGAACCTAGACCAGATCCAATTACACCTGATATTGAATGGGACCAATTACATCGAACTACAGAAGGTTTGAGACAAATACAAAGTTTACCAGAAGATATACAGGGCACACTTGAAAATTTAAGGGATATATCAGACCGTATTGATGGGATTTTTGATGTACAGGTACATTATCCACATCATGAATTACCTCCTGCATATACAGTCGGACTTCTTGAACATTCAGATTTAATGTCAAGGGATGAATTATTAAGTCATCCAATGGTATGGGATATGGATGAGATTGAGGAACTGAAAGAGCATTTATCGGATATTGAGTCTTCTCATGATATTTTAGTACAACAAATTTCACAGAGTAATATTTTTGATATACCAAAATCTCTTGTTGATACACAACCAAAAGTATTATCAGTTAAAATAAAAGGCAATAAAAAACTTGAAGCATTAAAGGATAAGAAATTTTACTATGGTGCGTTACCACCTGGTATATTGGCAGGAGAAGCTGCAAGACAACAAGGGCAACAACAGCCATTATTGGAGTAATATGGAGAGTGAAGAAGAAAAGGAAGTGAGGAACGCCGAGCGTGCTAGGGAGATACTAGATGATCCACTTTTACAAGGAGCTTTAAGTAAAATGGAGGAAGAATATATCTCAGCTTGGAAGCAATCTAAAACTGGAGATAAGGAAGAAAGAGATATATTATGGCAGTTGGTTTGGGCAATAGGAGAGTTCCGGACACATCTATCTGTTATAATGCAAAGAGGTGAATTTCATAAAGACCGACTTCAGAAATCTATGAAGCGGAAACGTAATTAACATTTTACCAAGGAGCAACCATGGAAACAGGACTCCAACAGGCCGAAGAATCTATTCAGTCAGTGTTGTCCGGCCCTCCGGCCGAGAAACAACAACAGATGGAATCCGATACTGTCGAGGAAGTTCAAGAGGAAGTTGAAACCGAATCAGAGACTCCCGAAGCAGAATTTACTGAGCAAGAGGAACAAGAAGAAGTAACAGAACAGGAATCTCCCAGTGATAAATACTATCCTATTAAGCTGGATGGTGAAGACATGGAGATCACCCTTGATGAAGCTTTACAAGGTTACCAACGGCAAAGTGATTATACAAAAAAGACACAGGCACTTGCTAATGATAAAAAGCAAGTTGAAGCAGATAAAGAGGCTCTTTCACGACAAAGGGACCACTATAAGCAGACTGTTGATAAATTAGTTTCAGAACGACAGACTCAATCTACTGAAGAACCAGATTGGGATCAATTGTATGAAGCTGATCCTCTCCAATGGATGAAACAAAAAGAAGAGTTTCGTACCAATAAAGAGAGATCGTTAGAATTACAGCAAGAGCAATTCCGACTGCAACAAGAACAACAGCAGGAGCAACAATCTCAAATGCAGCAATTCATAACACAACAACATGATGTTTTATTAGATGCAATCCCAGAGTGGAAAGATCCACAAGTGATGGCTAGAGAGAAAAGCGAAATCAAGCAATATGCCCAGAGTATTGGATATAGGCCTGAGGAAGTTAATCAAATCTATGATAGTAGGGCAGTATTAGCTTTGAGGACTGGTATGAAAGCTTCTGGTTTATCTGGTAAAGGAGCAGCAAAGCTCAGACCGATAAAGGAAGCTATTAGATCAGTAACTCCTGGTTCAGCAGCCCAACAGCCTAGGAAACACACAACTGTTTCAAAAGCCAAAATGAAACTGGCAAAATCAGGCAAAATGTCTGATGCCGAAAGTATTTTTAAACATCTGTTGTAAAGGAAAAATAATATGGCAAAAGTAACCGCAGCGCTGGATACTTATACTGCTAAGGGTATTAGGGAAGATCTTTCTGATGTGATATATAATATCTCTCCAGAAGAAACCCCTTTTGTATCTGCAGTAGGTAAACGTAGCGTAAGTAATACAAAATATGAGTGGCAGACTGAAGCACTCCCTGCTGTTGCTACTACAGCACAGATAGAGGGTAATACAGTTGTCACTGCAGCCGCAACAAATACTGCTCGTAGTTCGAACCAATGTCAAATATTGGTAAGATCTGCTTCAGTAACAGGAACACAAGCTGCAATTAATCGTGCAGGTGTATCTGATGCAATGGCACATCAAATTGCCCTTATTTCAAGAGCAATGAAACGTGATGTCGAAACATTAGTACTAGGGGCCTCTGTTGTAAATACAGGCTCAGCAACTGCTGCAAGAACAACTGCAGGATTATGTTCTTATATTGCAACCAACTGTCCAGTAACTCACTCTGGTACTCCATCTAATCCAACTGATACAGCTGGAGGAACTGATGCTAGAGGTGAAGGTACTGACAGAACTTTAACTGAGGCAATTCTAAAAGTTGTAATGAAGAGTTGCTTTGATAATTCTGGAGATCAACCAAGTATGATTATGGTTGGTTCTGCACAAAAGCAAACAATCAGTGGATTTGGAGGTAGAGCTAGTGCAACTCAGGTTGTTGCGTTACCTTCCAAGGCTGATGAAGTGCAAGCTAATGTATCAGTATATATTGGCGATTTTGGAACTTATACAGTTCATGCCAATCGTTTTCAACGAGCTGGTGATGGCTGGCTTATTAATCCGGAATATGCTAAAGTTGCTCAACTTCGACCTTTCGAAGTTAGTGAATTAGGTACAACCGGTGATGCAACTTCCAGGTTTATTACTTGGGAAGGTGGATTGCAGGTTGATAATGAAGCCGCACATGGTCTTGTAGCTGACATTAATCCGTAAATTATAATTATGGGCCTCAGAAATGGGGCCCTATATTTTATGCCAAAAGCAACAACAAATTTAAGTAACACATTAGGTGTTAAAACTGATGTGCATACTGAAGATGGAGATGGGACATTTCATATTACAAAGGAACAAGATGTCCAAGCAACACTAGATTATACAAAATTCCTAAGAGAACAGCCTGTTATGCGTTCTGCAAATGATAGGCATGTCGCAGAGATCCCACCAGTAATTGCGGCACGATTACAACGAGAGGGAATACTACAAGATTCTAAACGACTATTAAAATGGCTAGACTTACCAGAAAATAAATTTTTCAAAACATGGGAAGGACATTTATCGTAAATGGCTATTTCAACTAAAGCAGAATTACATACAGCAGTAGCAAACTGGCTGAACAGGTCTGATTTAACTTCCAGGATACCAGAATTTATTTCTCTTGCAGAAGCAGGATTTAATCGCAACCTCAGGACAAGAGATATGCAAGTGCGGAGTATAACTTCAACACAAGGCCAATATGTGAATCTGCCATCAGACTTTCTTGAGATGTTGAATATTGAGCTGACTTCAACTTCCCCACCAAAACGACTGATATATATAACTTCAGATAGGTCTGACGATTATAGGGAAAAAGATAATGATGCTGTAGGTACTCCCAAATATTATACGATTGAGGGTACTAAAATTCAGCTACTCCCAACACCCAGTGCAGCAGTAACTCTCCAGTTAAATTATTTCCAGGACATCCCGGCACTTTCAGGTTTGGCAGACTCAGCAAGCAACTGGTTATTAACAGCTCATCCAGATATTTATCTTTACTCAACTTTAATGCAAGCCTCACCATATATAATGGATCAGCAATCTGCACAACAGTGGGATGGTTTACTTGCCAGATCAATGCAGGAATTGCAGATGGCAGATGAGAAAAGCAGATATGCTGGTGGTACTCTAAATATGCGGCCCAAATATATCTACACATGAATGAGACTTGGGAAGATTTACTATCAGATCCAATATTATATGGAACATTATTGTACGGTGATGATATGTACGGTTCAACAACATGGGACATTGAAACAACAACTACAGTAACCTGGACAGAAGAGGAAGCATAAATGGCAAACACATTTACTACTAACTACGATTTTGTTAAATCTGAAAT